GACCCGTCATTTCGTGATGCTTCTTTTCATTCACGACTTGAAGTGTTGTTTTCTATCCTTGAAAAGGAAATCGGCACAAGCAAAGGTATCCTTACTGCACCCGAAACGCACGGAGCTACCGCTACCGAGATTAAAGAAGCTTTAAAGGATACATTTTCAATAATATCCGATGTAAGGAAATCAATAGAGGAAGCTTTGACGGATTATCTTTACGCCTGTGATATTCTTGCAAATTACTATAACCTGTCACCGCCGGGAGAGTACGAGCTTTCATTTGACTGGTCTTGTTCTATGCTTGAAAGCAGCTCAGAGAGTTGGATGCAGATGAAAGATTTACATTCTATCGGGGGTATGAGCAAAGCGGAGCTTCGTGCGTGGCAAACAGGGGAAAAATCGGAAGAAGCTCAGAAAGCTGTTGAAGAAATTGCGGCAAAAGAGCCGACCGTTAAAACTCTTTTGGGAATGAGTGAGTAAAATGCTTAATGAAAATCAGTTGAATTTTCTTCCCGAAAGAATTTATCAAAGACTTAATGCAGTCAATTCAGAATGTCTTGAAAGCATCGGCAAAGTCATAAAAGAAATCGGGGAACTTCGTCCAAAAGATGTTCATCAGCTTCAGCAAATGTATGATTATGGAGCGGATTTGCATAAGGTTAGCTTGAAACTTGCGGAAGCGAGCAAAAAGAATATACAGGATATTTACGAAATATTTGATATTGTCGCAAAAGAAAACTATGATTTTGCTAAACCCTTTTATAAGGCAAAAGCTCTTCCCCACATTCCCTACAGCGAAAACAAAAAGCTTAAGACATACGTAAAATCACTTGCAAAACAGACCGTTGACGAATATATTAATCTTACTCAGCATACAGCCTTTGCAGTCTTTTCACCTGACGGGAAAACAATTGCTCCTTTGTTCGAGGCAAATAAAAACAAGATTCCGACATCACTTTCCGACACATATACGAAAGTGATTGACTTAGCTGTTTCAAAGGTTCAGACGGGAGTCACCGATTATAACTCGGCAATGCGTGAATGTATAAAGGCACTGGCGGACAGCGGAATAAAGACTGTCGATTATGCTACAGGCTATTCAAGACGGTTAGATACATCTGTAAGGCAAAATGTATTGTGGGGCATAAAAGAATGTAATCAGAACACTGCTGATATGATAGGCGAAGAATTTGAAGCTGACGGATATGAAATAAGCTATCACTCCAACCCCAGACCGTCCCATGAAGAAATGGGCGGCAGACAATACGCAATAGGAAAAGCAAGAACCGTAAACGGAGTTTATTATCCTTCATTTTCAACAGTTGAGGGGCTTTTGGAGGAATATAACTGTCTGCACTTTAAATTCCCCATTCTGCTCGGTGTTTCAGAGCCTGCATATTCAAATGAGCAACTGCGAGAACTTAAGGCAAAGGATAAAGAAACCTTTGAATTTGAGGGCAAGCAATACACAAAATATGAAGCCTCACAGATGCAACGGAAGATTGAAACAAAAATAAGGCATTTAAAGGATGAGGAAGTAATTGCCAAAGCAGCAGGGAATGACGATTTAAGACGTGAGGTACAGGGTAAAATCAATCTCTTGACAGATAAGTATGCCAAGCTTTCAAAAACATGCGAGCTACCTACAAAAATGGAACGCATGCAGGTGAAAGGATTTAGGAGCGTAAAAACAGAAAAATTGTTGACAAATAATAGTAACAGTGGTATAATTAATTATTACAAAGGTAACGGTATAATTGTTGCTGCTGATTCTGATATACCAGATGATGTTATAAATAAAGTTGTAGAATCAACAAGAGAAATAACGAGTGATTTTAAAATTCTTGAGAGCTATTCAGAACAAGTTGGGTTTGGAAATGTATATAATGGACTTGCAATAAATATATATACTCCAAGCACTGGAAAAAATCAAATCACATTAGATAAGTCAGCATTCTCAGACGAAGTTGAGTTGGTTAAAAAGTTGAATGATGATTTCAAGAGTCATAAGAGCTATAAAACTAATAGAATAGAAAGTTTAGTTGCACATGAAATGGGACACAATGCACATATAGCTCTTGCTTTAAAAAGGGCACATTTAGAATATGGTAAACCGTTAAATGTATTGGAAATTAGCATATTTAAGCATGAATATGATAAAATATTACAAGAAATATATTTAACATGCTTCAATGACGAAACTTTTGACGAAATACAAACCATTTGTGCAGAACAATTAGGAAATATGGTTAGATGGAGTGCGGAGGAATTAATAGCTCAAAGTTTTGGAAATTATTATTATGGAGAGACTCGAACATCTATTGCAAAGAAAATTGTAGAATATTTCAAGAAAGGACTTAAATAAAATGTATAGAACAGAGCCATTATTTAAGTATGCGGAAGGATTGTATACAATTATGCCTGCAGGATTACCAGAAAATTTTTATCCGAACGAGGCAGACAGGGTTCATAAAACTGAGAGATATGTCATTTGTTTTAACAAAGACATGTCATCAGATATAAAAAAGCGTTTTATAAAAGATTATGAAAAGTACTACAATAAAGAAATCTCATCAGGAGTTTTTAGATAACTTAAGAGTTAAAACGGCTACAGCAACTTGTAGTCATGAAAAAAAGTTATTTTCTTTATGTTAAAAAACTAAACAATCAAAGCATTTACAAGACTGTAAGTGCTTTTTTTATACTCAAAAGGAGGCATATATGAAATATTGTCCGTTTAATTTAAAAATAACTCAGACAAACCAAGATGTATACGAAAATGAGGACGGGAATTTGAAATCCCACAACCACGTTTTGATAGAAAGCCAAGAGCCTACAAAGTGCATGGGAAAAGAATGTGCATGTTGGAGCTTTGGAAGATGCAGAAGGAGGACATGACAAATGAATATCAGAGGCAGACCGCCTTAGCATACATAAAAATTTTGTGTGTGCTTTTTTTATGCCCGGAATGGCGAAAAACTATCAATCCATGCAGAAAGAACTGCGAAAACAAACTGAAAGGAGATTTTTAAAATGACAAGAGAGGACTTAAGAAAAATCATTGACGGAATTACCGATGAGCAGTTAAAATCCATACTGGATATAAACAGTGCCGACATCGGAAATGCGAAAAAAGGGGTTAAAGGGTTAGAGGACGAAATCGAAAGTCTAAAATCCGATAAGAAAACCCTTGAAACAAAAATCAATGATATTACAACTGAGCTTAATTCAGCAGGTGATTACAAAACACAACTGGAAAACCTGCAAAAAGAAATTAAGGAAAAAGACGAGGCTGACAAAAAGGCTCGTGCCGATGCAGAGCTTACTACCGCAATCGAAGCTGTATTCGGTGACAGGGATTTTACTTCCGACTATGTAAGAAACGGAATAATCACAGATATGAAAGCAGAGATTGCCAAGCCTGAAAATAAAGGCAAAGGATATGCAGAAATCTTTGAAAGTCTTACCAAAGATAAAGACGGCATATTCAAAAACCCGAATCCGCCTGCGAATATGACAGGCATGGGGAAAGTTGATACGACAGGTATCACAAAAGAGCAATTTTCAAAAATGGGCTACAAAGCTAAAAATGAATTGTTCAGAACAAACAAAGAATTATATGACACATTAAGTAAGGAGTGAAATGATTTATGGCAAATCAAACAACAAAAATAGCAGATTTAATAAATCCTGAGGTTATGGCGGATATAATTTCCGCAAAAATCCCCTCAAAGATTACCGTGACACCGTTTGCAAAGGTAGATAATACCTTGGTCGGTGTTCCGGGTGACACAATAACCGTTCCCAAATATGGATACATAGGGGATGCGGCAGATGTGGCTGAAGGTGAAAATGCAGAGACTGCAAAGCTTACAGCTACAACAACCGAAGCAACGATAAAGAAAGCAATGAAAGCAGTTTCAATAACCGACGAAGCAGTTTTGTCAGGTTATGGTGATCCTGTGGGAGAAGCTAATAATCAGCTTGCAAAATCAATTGCTTCAAAGATTGATGTAGACGCTATGGCAGAGCTTCAAAAGGCAACTTTAACTTATACTGCTGCCGGAGTTATCTCTTATGCAGAGGTTGTTAATGCAATTGACAGCTTTGAGGAAGAAATAAATTCGGAAAAGGTTATGTTTGTTCACCCGAAACAGGTGACCCAGCTCAGACTTGACCCTGATTTTATTTCGGCGGACAAATATCCCGGCAACGTAATTATGACAGGTGAAATCGGAATGATTGCAAATACAAGAATTGTTCCTTCAAAGAAAGTGCCGACCGTTTCATCAAAATATTGCTGCCCGATTGTGAAGCTGACACAGGATAATGAAACAGAAGACGAGCTTGCGGCTTTGACCGTTTACTTAAAAAGAGATATTAATGTTGAAACTGAAAGACATACCCTTTCAAGGACAACAGATATTTCAGTTGACAAATTCTATACTGTTGCGTTATCAAATGCGAACAAAGTAGTTCTTGCAAAATTTGCAACAAATGCAGCAACTGCGTAAATAACGGACAGGCGGTGTTGTAATGTTATTAACCTATGACGAATACAAGGAATTGGGCGGTGGACTTGACAGCACCGCCTTTATGCTTTACGGCTATGAGGCTGAAAAAAGGATAGAAGCTCAAACCTACGGACGGATAAAAGAAGCGACCGAACCTGTAAAAAGGTGCATTGTACGCCTTACAGATATAAT